TTCTTTAGCGCACAATCAGGTTCTGGTTGTGGTCCGTTTTTTGCCTATCTTGATGTAAGTACTGCACCAGTTGGTTTATCTGCTGGTATTAGTATTGGAACTGTAAGTGTTACAGTAGCACCAACAATATCTGCAACACCAGTTACTGCGTCTTTCGCAATATCTACCACAACTAATGTAGATGTGCAGGAAGACCCAGAAAGCGGTGCGACAGCTACGTTTGCCATTGCATCTGTAGATGTTGCTATACAAGAAGATGTAGGAAGTGTATCTGCTTCTACTGCTATTTCTACATCTACTCAAGCAGATATATCTACAAATACTGTAACAGGTTTATCTGCTACATTTAATATTGCTACTGTTGATATTGGCAATATAAATGCTCCAACTTCAGGTGTTTCAGGTTCTCTTAATACACCTAATTTAGAAGTTGATATTAAAACAAATACTGTAACAGGTGTTAGTGCATCCACAGCTATAAGCACAGCTACGCAAGCAATAGCTAACGATGCTCTTGTTGATTTAACGTCTGTAGGTATTACAGGTTCTTTTGCAATAACTGCCGCTGGAACTGATTTATCTACACCTTTAACAGCAGTTACCGCATCTTTTGTAACACCTTCTGCTCAAGCAGATATACAGCAAGATGCTTTTAGTGTATCAGCTACAGGTGTGATTGCATCCGTTGAGCCTCAAGTAGATATTAGTATACCAACTATTTCTGCTAGTGGTACTATTGGAACTGTATCTCCTGATATAAACGTAGAAAATATAAGTGGTGTATCTGCCACTTTGGCAATCGGAGATACACTAGTTGCCAGAGGTGCAACTGTTGATTTAACGTCTGTAGGTATTACAGGCTCTTTTGCAGTAGGTAGTGTAGGGGTAGATAATGCCTTAGATACAGTAACAGCAGTAACAGCAACAGGCACAGTAGATTCTGTTCAAGTAGATTTATCAACAGATACAGCAACTGGTGTAATAGCAACAGGTGCTATCGCTGGGCTAATACTAAACATAACAGAAGTTATGGAAGCTGTCACAGCGACAGGTGCTATAGGAACAGTAGAGACACAACCATCAGAGAATACAGAAAGTGCTACCGCTTCTATTGTTGTTGGTTCACTAACTCAGGTTAAAGTATCAGAAATACTGCAAGCAGTTACAGCATCAGGTGCGATAAATACTTTAACACAAGTTAAAACAAGTGCAGGGCTAGATACTGTTGAAGCACAAGGAGCAATAGCTTCTGTAGGTATCGCAGTTGACTCACCAACACTAACTACAATATTAAGTTCGTTTACTGTTGCAAGCATAGCCCCTGATGTAAGTGAAATAACAGATACTGTATCAGCAACAGGAGTTATAGGCACAACATCTGCAACAGGTGTACAGTTTGACTTTGAGGCTGTTAAAGAATTATACGATAGATTTAGAACAGTTTATGTAGAGGGATTTACACAAACATCTTCAGAAAGAACTGTGTACGTTCCTAGAGAATTAAGAAAGATTTATGTAGAAGGATTTTCTACATCAGCAGAAAGAAGAGCAAGAGTCTCAAAAGCCGCATAGGAGATATAGATGTCATTTCGTTGGCCTGTTAAAGACCCAGATGAAACATTAGACTACAGTGTAGATTGGTCTAGGTTTTTAGGCACAAACACAATATCATCTGTTGTGTGGTCTGTTGAAACACCTGAACGCACTAAAACAACTTTAGCTGCAGGACAAACTTTAACTACAGCATCAAGCAGTGCAGTAACAGATAGCATACAAAATGTATCTCAAACTACTGTTGCTACAATAAATATAGCAGGTGGTGTATTAAATAGAGAATATACTTTTACTTGTCAGGTTACAGATAACACATCTAGTGTAGCAGAACGTACCATAAAACTTGTTATAAGAGAGAAATAATGGCATACGATTTTTTAGAACTTGTGAATGAGATTAATAGAAGACTAAACGAAGTTGAACTAACGACAACTAACTTTGCAACAGCTAAAGGTTTTTATGCTCATGCTAAAGATGCAGTTAATGCTTCTATTAGATATATGAACCAAGCAGAATATAATTGGCCTTACAATCACGTTGAACAAGAAGATACATTAAGTGTTGGTGTAAGTCGTTATGCATTTCCCCATGATTCAAAAGTAGTAGACTTTGGTAGTTTTAGAATAAAAGAAAACACCACACTAGGAAACAACACAGAAAAACTAGGAACAATTGCATACGAAGAGTATCTAAATAAATTTGTAGAACAAGAGTATGCATCTGACACATCTTTACGTGGAATACCTTTATCTGTAATACATGCTCCATCTTTAGAATATATACTTACTCCTGCTCCTGACAAAGCATATACAGTCGTGTATGAATACTACCGTATTCCTGTAGATTTATCTTTACATGATGATGTGCCAGTAATACCAGAAAGATTTAAACATATTATTGTAGATGGTGCTATGCACTATGCATATTTATTTAGAGGAAATACTCAGGACTCTGTTGTAATGAAAGAAAGATTTGAAGAAGGCATTAAGAATATGCGCTCTATGTTAATTAATCGTTATCACTATGTACGTTCAGGTATGATTGTACGTTCTTCAGGAACAACATCTTTAGGAGATGCAAGAGCAACTGCTGGTGCGGCATTTTACTAATTAGTATAGGTAAATTATAAATGGCTGACAGATGGCAAACTTATTCAGTAGAGTATGCAGGTGGTTTAATTACAAATTTATCACCTTATCAACACGGTATTAAAGCACCCGGGTCTGCTCGTATATTACGTAACTTTGAACCATCTGTGTTTGGTGGCTATCGTAGAGTAGAAGGATATGTAAAGTTAGGTGGTACTAGCACAAATATACCTGTAGTTCCTAACTCTGGTTTAATTAGAGGTGTGTTAAAGTTTGGTTCTAACTTTCTTGCTTTTAGAGGTAATGATTTATTTTTATGTGATGGTCAAGCATCTACAAGTTCATGGACATCTGTAACAGATAATTCAACATATGGTAGTGCAGGAGTTACGATAGGTGGTTCAGGAAAAGTACGTTTTTTAAAATACAACTTTGATGGAACAGAAAAATTATTTATAGTAGATGGTACAGGAAAACCATTTAGATTTACAGGAAGTGCTTTTGCACAGTTAAGTTCACTGCCTTCTGACACATCTGGTGCTAGTCACGTTGTAAATTTTAAGGGTCATATATTTTTAGCAAACGGAACTAAACTTGTTCACTCTGCACCTGAAGATGAAACTGACTTTTCTGTAGCAAATGGTGGTGGTGTTTTTAATATTGGTGATACTATAACAGGATTAATTGTTTTCCGTGAGCAGTTAATTATTTTTACTAGAAACACTATAAGTGTTCTTCAAGGTACTAGTACATTAGATTTTGTATTACAACCTGTCTCACGAAGTTTAGGATGTGTATCAGAAGATACTATACAAGAGATAGGTGGAGACATTATATTCTTAGGACCTGATGGACTAAGACTATTTAGTGCCACAGATAAAATTGGAGACTTTGGACTAGCTGTTATATCAAAACCAATACAAACAGAAATGTTAGATTTAACTTCTTCTAGCCCTAGTGGTTTTTCTAGTATTGTAATCAGAGAAAAAAGTCAGTACAGAATATTTGGATTTAATACATCTACCCAAGATAATGCGGCAAAAGGTATTGCAGGAACACAGTTAGAAGATGGTATTAAATGGAATGACCTCAGAGGTTTTAATGCCCACGTTGCATTTAGTGAATATGATTTTGGTGCAACAGGTGCTTCAGAGATAATTTTGTTTGGTAATGCAACAGGTTTTGTATATCAAATGGAACAAGGTAATACACAAGATGGCGCACATATTAATGCTACTTTTGCTACACCTTTTATACCACTACAAGACCCAGAGGTAAGAAAAACAATATATAAAGGAACTACATATTTAGATGTTAATGGTTCGTTTGATTTAGAATATTCTTTAAAGTTTGACTTTGACCAACCAGATGGTGTTCAACCTGACTCTACTTTAACTACAGACTCTGCCGCTTCTGTAACGTATGGTGAAGGTGTATTTGGAACATCTTTGTTTGGCAATAAACAAAAAGCAATATACGAAGTTCAAACGGTAGGTTCAGGATTTACTGTATCATTGCTTTATGAAACTACAGGTTCAGGAACAGATGCAGTGTTTTCAATAGATTCAGCAACATTAGAGTATGCAGTAAACGATAGGAGATAGGTATGGGTACAGGTTACACTCGTAATGATACTGGTAATAATATAGCAGATGGTAACGTAATAAACGCATCTGATTTAGATGGAGAGTTTGATGCTATTGTTGCCGCATTTAACGCAAGTTCTGGGCATACTCACGATGGTTCAACAGGTGAAGGACCTCCTATTGAAGCTGCTGGTATAGCTAATAATGCTGTTGAACTAGGAACAAAAACTACAGGTAACTATGTAGCAACTATAACTGGCGGTACAGGTATAGCGTCTACTGGTGCTACATCTGGCGAAACTATAGCCCATACATTATCTGTAGATTTATCTGAACTTACAGATATGACAGAAACAATAGTAGGCACAGACGAGTTTATTGTTTTAGATAATGGTGCTGATAGACGTAAAGCAGCAAATGAAATACCACTTAGTATCTTCAACAACGATAGTGGTTTTACAACTACATCAGGTACAGTTACTAGTGTAGCATTAAGTGCTGGTGATTTAATAGATATTTCTGGTAGCACTATAACTTCTTCAGGTACATTTACAGTTAATGTAGATTTATCTGAGTTGACTGATATGACTCAGACAATTGTGACAGGAGATGAGTTTGTTGTTCTTGATGATGGAGCGCAAAAGAGAAAAGCCGCAAGTGAAATACCATTAAGTATTTTTAACAACGATAGTGGCTTTACAAGTAATACAGGTGACATTACAGGTGTTACGGCAGGAACAGGGTTATCAGGTGGCGGTTCTTCAGGTGCTGTTACATTAGCGTTAGATTTTTCTGAACTGACTGATATGACAGGGGCTGCTTCTGGTAGCACAGAATTTATATTGCAAGATAGCACAACAGAATCACGTAAAGCTGCAAGTGAAATAGGCTTGTCTATATTTAATAATGACAGTGGATTTACAACTACATCAGGAACAGTAACCAGTGTTGCTTTATCTGCTGGTGATTTAATTGACATCTCTGGTAGTACAATAACATCTTCTGGAACTTTTACAGTTAACGTAGACTTATCTGAATTAACAGATATGACACAAACTATACTTAACTCTGATGAGTTTGTAGTTTTAGATGGTGGCGTACAGAAAAGAAAACAAGCTAGTGAGATACCCATTAGTATCTTTAATAACGATAGTGGTTTTCTTACAAGTTCAACAACATCACTACCTATTGAAAACTCTAGTAACGCTACGCAGTTTACAGCAACTAATTCTACAGGGTTACAGTTTGCCGCTGGTGGTTCAGCTAGTGTAGCTTTTGACTCTACAAATAAACGAGTAACATACACAGTTACTGAATCAGACCCTGCAGCTTTGGCTTTTGCTATAGCATTAGGTTAAATATTGCTTGACAAATCATTCAAAGTATGATATAATTATACACAGTTAGGAGTAATTAAAATGGCAAATGCTTTCTTATCAGAAACAGATAAAGAAATAGGCACTAGCACAGCTACCGTTTTTACTTGTGGCTCATCTACTGAATCTACTATAATTGGTTTAAGTGTTGCAAATAGAGTAACATCACAAATACTTGTGGATGTTGAACTAGATGCTTCAAATAGAACTAGTGGTTCAGAGGATAAAGTGTTTCTTGTAAAAGATGCACCTATTCCTGTAGGTGGTGCATTAGTAGTGATTGGTGGCGACCAAAAGGTAGTGCTTGAACCGGGTGATACAATTAAGGTAACATCCGATACAGCTTCATCTGCTGATGTCGTTCTTAGTCATCTTGATATTACATAAGGATATATAGTATGCCTTACATTGGTGGAACACCCACAGCAAACTTTGTAGATGTACCTAC